TTACGCGCTGAGATTGATAATGCTTCACTAGCATTGAAAAACGCGCGCGCAAACGTGGCTGCTAACCGTACAGCGTCAGAAGCATTTGATGCTGGTCGCAAGGTGTTCACTAAGAGTGCTGATGAAATTCAGTACGACTTTGAGAACTTGGTGTCTAAGAGCGAAGGTGCAACAAAGGCATTTCGCGCTGGTGTGATGGACGCATTGCGCAACAAGTCAAGCACTGGTGCTGGCAAGACAATGATGCAAAAGATTGAAGACACTACATCTAAGGAAGGTCAGATTTTGCGCACCATCTTTCCGCAAGATGAACTTGACCGTATGTTGGCAACAGTTGGTCGTGCTTCGCAATCGCAACGCGCAGCAACTGCTGTGCTTGGTGGCTCAACAACTGCACCAACGATGTTGAACGCGAACCGTGTTGGCATGAACATCTCTGCCGAAGAATTGTCTGGCGCTTTAAGTGGAAGCCCTGTTGCAATCTTTAACGTGACAAAAAAGGCTTTGGCTAAAGCTGAACCAAAATTGTCTGACGCTCAACGCGCTCAAGTTGCACGAATCTTGGTGTCTGAAGACCCTAAGTTCGTGCTGAACGCATTGAACGATCAAAGCGGCATCAAGATGCTGCAAGACCGTGTGAGTCAATTGTTTGGACAAGCACAGCGTGTATTACCATCAGCAACAGCGATCACCGCTGGCAGCTTGGGTGGTGACGTAACTGGTGGACTCTTGGGACGTTAATCATGGCATCACCACTTGACTATGTAATGGGGCTTGGAGAGCTAGGCGCAACACTTGGTACGGGTGCTGTGTCTGGCTTGGTTGGTGCGCCTTATGGCTTGTATAAGGGCATCACTAGCGGCAAGTACGGAACACCAGAAGCTGCGCGTATTGCGCAGCAAGAGGCTGCTAACTTCATGGCTCGCAACACTTACCAGCCTCGCGGTCAAGTTGCACAAGAGGCATTGCAAGGTCTTGGTAGTCTTCTTACGGAATCAAAACTGCCACCAATATTGCCTGAAACAATGCTACTAGGACAGATTCCTCGTCAGGCATATGCAGCTCAAGCTGAACGTGCTGGCATGGCTGCTGAACGAGCAATTGAGCCAGTTGTGCAGCGCACAATGGCTGCTGGCGGTAGACCAGCTCAGTTGATGACCGACTTGACGCAAGGTTCACTAAGTCAAGCAACTAAAGCGCCACGAATGAGTGCTGCTGAAGCAAGGGCTGCTGGATACTGGCATGACATTGGGGCTGGTAAGAAGTTACCAATTCCAATATCAGAGATGACAGCAATGTTAGAGCCAGTTGGTAATTTGCCACCAAAGATTGCCATCTCTCCAGAGAAAATGCAAGGTGGTGCAATAGTTTCTCTTGCTGGAGACAGGTCTGCTGCTGGACAAAACCTTTTAGGCATTGGTGATACAAAGTTTGAAACTCCTGTCTACCTTCAGGGTGGATACGACTTCATGAGAGCAAACTCTCCAAGTGGTTCGATATGGGCTTCCGAAAAGGGTGCAGCACAGGGATTGTTAAATCAGATCAATGAAGCGGCAAATATTGGACAAGGTGATGTGTATGGTGTTTACACATCAATGGGTCCATTGTCTATGAACTACAACACAATGATGTCTGATGCTTTGCTTGAACAGATGAAGGCTGGAAAGATAAGCAAAAAGAACATCGCGGCATTTGATAAACAAGTAAAAGCAATCCGTCCAGAATGGAAGGGCGTGATGAACCCAGAGTCTAGAGAGCAACTTGAATCAAATGGTGCATTGCGTCATGCGTTTGTTGACCGTATGCAACTAGATGAATTTCAAAATGTGGGCTTCCCAAACATTGCTTACACAAGGTATGCAATTACAGACCCGTTACTTCTGAATGAACCAATGTATTCTGGTGGATTGGCTGTTGGAAAGATGCAGCCAAATAGTGAGCTAATTACTAATCCAGTGTCACCGCACAAAACATACAACACTCAAATTGCTGGTGAGTATTTTGGTGCGCTAGATCAGTCAGTGCCAAAAGAAATCATGTTCCCAGATTGGTACAAGATGAGGCGAGAAATTGGAGCGCCAGAAAGTGGTGACGTAAGGTCATTCCAACTAGCAAACCCAATACAAAAAACAAATCAAGAGTGGACCGATAACATCATGCAATATCTGTCAACCCAAAAATCTCTTTTAGATTAACAAGCACAAGATTAATTCTGTGTTGTGTTTCTAACTTGAAGTCTGCTGGTGTTTCTTGTTCAGATTCAACGGCAGACTCAATGTAAATTTGAAGCAAGCTAAGTGCTTCAAGTTTTTCTTCTTTAGTCATGGTTTCCAATTTGTTCATCTCACATCTCCAAAAAACGCAGCCGTCAAAGGGTCGCGCTTAATCTTTCTTTTCAATTGACGTTCACGCGCTAGGCGAAACGCCTTCTTCTCTACGTCTTCCTTCTCGCGCATCTTCTGCACTCGCTCGGTGTTGGTCATTGGCCTTGGCTTCTTAGCGTCAACGCCAATGCCGTAACGGTAGGCAGCAGTCGGGATGTCGTTGTACTCAGCAGGATGCCAAGCCTGAATGAAGACCTTGCCGTCAAGGTAAAGCTCACGCAGGATGGCTCTGGCGCTGCGCACATGGCAATGGATGACCTTTGACACTTCAGTGGCTGTCAAAGGCTCATCCATGATTGCCTCAATCAGTCTTGGACGCTGCGCTGACTTCATACTTTGAGCTTCTTGGCATTTTCTTTGATGAGCAAGGTTGCTCGTCTTTCAATCTCTCGATTGATGTACCAAGCAGCCTTCTCCAAGTCTTCGATTGCATCGTGCTTCAGGTCAGCTCTCCAGATGTACTTGATCGCGTTACCGAGGCAAAAGTTCATGTGTTCCGTCACTTCTATCGCCTGAATCCCTGACGGGTGGCTGTTGTAGTGCTTCGGATTGTTCACGTTGTCCGTCACTTCTTGTCCTTCACTTGCGGTGAGCAGGTATGAATAATGTCTTCATTTGGCTGACCGCAGTCAGGACACAGCTTTGGCTTCTTTTCTTTCTTGCCAAAGATTGCGTCCCAATTGCTGATAATTTTGTCAGTATCTTCTTTACGTCTTGTGCTGCCTTTACCCATGACTCACTCCTTCACCCAAATGCCATCAGCGTTGAGACTTCCCTTGCGGTCTTTGATCTCTTGATACGCCAGCTCGAAACAAGTCTGCAAGTCTAGGTCTGCAATGGCAGCGCCCATGACAAGCGTGACCATGATGTCGCCATAAGCGTCAGCCATTGCCTCGTAATCATTGTTCACAATTGCATCAAACAACTCGTTTAATTCTTCTTGTGTCTTGCGTGCTTGTGCCATTGGATTGCTGTTTTGCACGATGCCACGGGCTTCGCCCCATTGCAGAACTTTCATTTCGGTATTTGCATAACTCATTTCTTCTTTCCTTTCGGGGTTACGTTTGCTGTTCCTGCTCGACTATAAATGTTGAATTCTCTTGGCGCCAAGTCAACGCGCTGCTTGGCTGATAACTTCTTGCGCTTGGCTTCTGCCATCTCGTTCATCACTTCAGCCATTGTCATGTCTTGATTCTCTTTGCTTCTGATGTGCAACTTCTCTGGCGCGCGCATCACATGAAGTGGCTTGGTGATTCCGTGAAATGTGCCATGCGATGGTTCAGTCTTGCGCTTCTTGGTGACAAAGTTTGCCATGTTCTGAGATGAAATCTCGTACTTGTTTTGCTGCTTAACGTGCGCCAAGAACTCAGGCATGTGAGTCTTAACGTAGTCAGGATGGAAACAATTTATCACTTCATTAGTCGCGGTCATTTAAGGATTCCATTAAAAAAAGAGAAACAAGATACAGCATGGCTACTGCCATGAATGTAAGAAAGCCAACACCAAGCACGAAGCAAAGCAAGGCGATGTTGGAGATGTCTTCAACTGAAAAATCTACCATGCTATGCCACCATGCTTGATGCGGCGCTGGAGTGCGTAACCCCACGCCAAGCCCCAGATCACCCAGATGCAGCGGTCAGCGTACTGCCAGAACTCTGGGTCGCGGTTCCAATTGGCAAGGCCAATCAGAACGTAGACCGCTGACAGCATGATGGGGTACGCGATAAGGTCAAGGTACTTAACCATTGTTCTTATCCTTGAGTTTGGCTTCTGCTTCGTAAATAGCACCTTGCACAGACTTACCAAAATGGCAGCCAGCAGCAAAGTTGTTGACCTCATCGTTTGTCAGCCCAACCCATGTTCGCTGTGGTGGGGTGAGGTAGAGCGCATCCCAACCAAGTGGAACATCATTTACTGGAGGTGAAAACCTTATGCGGAATCCTTCACCGTCTGGTGTCATCCATGCCACAGGCTCCTGCTCTGTCTGTGCCCAATACATGATTCCGTTACCAATATCGTGCATTTCGTCAATGCTTGCAGGCTGTTGGATTAGCTCTGGATGTGCCAAGGCTTCTTTAAGCGCCTTGTTTTCTGCTTTTAGCTGGTCAATACGTTCGCAAGCAGCCTCCATCGCTTGATGAGCCAATTGAAGTTTTGTAATCATGTCCAATGCTTCTGTTTGTGTTGTCATATCCACTACCTTTAAATTCCAAAAGCCAATCGAGTTAGCCAAC